GTCGCTGACGTCCCCAGAGCTTTTAATGTCTGTGTTTAGCCGGTATTCGCGTAGCCCGTAGGTGGCGATTGATCCGGCGTCTGTTTGGGTAGTTTCGTGGCTATCGTTATGGCCTAGGACGGTTACTGAGTTTAGGACTGTTTGCCTAGTCCTAGTCCAGTTAGGGGTAAATATAATGTCGGTGCCAGGTATGTTTGTAGGTATTTGATTGACCGGAAAACTGCCCCAGGTAACTGTGTTATCGTCATAATCTCCGACCACGTTAGCCCAAGCGCCACTAAATGACGTAGTTCCGCGCATACCGTAAGACTCAAACACTATCCGCCCGTAGGGATCATCATAATAGGTAGCGCCCGTAGTTTCGGCTAAATACGCCAGGTAACTTAGTGCGTCCGTAGGGTCAGCATTTCCGCTAGATATTTGATGTAGGACGGTTACAGTGTCGGCCCCATTCAAATAGGGCAGGCCTACGGTAGTTAGGACGTCATCTACGCGAGTGCTTACGGTTTCTTCGCTCCACCCGGACGCTCCGACTTCGGTAAATCCCACCCGCGATAACTCCCCGATTGACGTTATGGTGGATATGGCTACGGGCGGCACGCTCGATAAATGAGTCAAGGTTATATCTGTTACTTGCCCAGTGAACCTATGGAAGCCGTATGCCTTTATTTCTACCGTGTCCGAGATCTCGACCTGGACACCGACCGGGCCTCTAATAATTATTTGACTATTCGAGGGCTGCGGAGAAGCTGTAACGTCACTCCTGCCGTGTTGGATCTGTACTTCATACTCGACCGTAGACAGGTCTAGCGGGGTACCGTTCAGGCTAATAAGGGTTATCACCTGTTCACCGGACTTATTGGGGCTCCGTTACGGGCGTCAGCGGATCGGACAAGGTTTTGTAATGCCTGGGCTACTGCGGCGTTTGTTAGGTTAACTTGTCGGCTTTCTGCCTGGGCTACGGCTTCGGCTCGGCCTGCCGCCCCTGCCGCTTCCACGGCTCGCAAGGCTTCCGCCACGTCTGACATTAGTTCGGCTTTAAATGATTGCCCTAACGGTTTTGCTATTTTTTTACCAATCTTGGCTAGTCGGTTTACTTCTTTAGCCATTTGCTCACTAATCGAGTCGACCATGGTTAGCGCCGATTCCTGCCCGGCCAATAAAAACTCGGGAACTAAGCCCATAGCTAGGGTTCTAGTAGCTTCCTGGACTCCAATAAATTTATCGTTTAAGGTTGGTACTAGGCCTTCGTCTAACATTTGTTGCCCAAATGCCCCGCCAATTTCTGGCCCTAATCCGGCTATTTGTTGAATAAATGCCGGGTCGGCTCCTTGCGCTTTGATAGCGGTTAGGACGTTGCCGAACCAATTAGCCTGGTCTATTTGTTTGTTAAATCCTGCCAGTAGGCTTTCGCCTGTTTTTTCGCCTTCATCATTGAATTGACCTTTATATACTGAGCCTAAATCGATTCCGGCTAGCAGATTAGTTTGCATGCTGCTAGTAAAACTTTCGATAGCGTCCGTAGCCTTCTGTAGCTCGGCTGTGTAAAAACCTAATTTAGTCCGATTATCGTCTAAGTTTGCGCTTTTAGTTTCGTGTAAATCTGTTAATTCTTTTTCCCGTTTTGTAAGCTTGTCGACCGCGCTAGCGGCTCCGCTAGTTGCTTTAGTGGCTTCGGTCTGGACACCTGTGTACTCGTAGGTAAAAGTATTTACTTGCTTCTGCCGGGCCGCTAGGTCTTGATAATCTTTGTTAGCGTCTTTTAATATGCCGTTACCGACTTGGTTAGCGTTCAAATAGTCTATATATTGCTGTGTGGTCATGCGAACGGCCCCGGTTAGGGCATTCCATTGCGGTACGGCGTTACGAGCTTCTACGGCTGTGTAGCCGATTGCTTCGGCTGAAGCTTCGGCTCCTTCGGCGGCGTCATTAAACTGGTCACCGAGTAGGGCCGCGACAAGTCCCAACGGGTTAAGGTAGGACGCTGTTTTAACTGCGCCATTGCCTGCCTGTTGCATGCCTTTAATAAATCCTAGGACGTCTCCGTATGCTTCTACGAAGAAGCCTCCGGCTTTGAGTGCTGAGGCTCCGACTACGGCTGTGGCTTTTCCTACGTTTTCGGCTTCATCTTCTAATTCTTGCATGGCTTTCACCATGTCTTGAGTACCATTGGTAGCCGATTTAACACCGGTGAGCAGGCCTTTACCGAACGCTTCGCCCAAGTTGTCTACGGCTTGATTAAGTACCTTCATTCTGCCGCTCAGGGTGTCGGCTGACTCGGCGGCCTGTCCCCTAAAAGTGTTTGCGAGGCTTTCGGTAATTGCTTGCATATTGCCGGATCGAAGTATGGAGGCGTCTATACCTGCCCCTAGGCGGCTTAGCCCTGCCGTGTTGCCGTCATATGCCCGGCCTAATGCTTGGACTACGGCGTCTAGGCTTTTACCTGACCCTGCCGATATGTCCATAGCCAGGGTAAGCATTTGTTCAGCTTTAGCCGTATCCCCAATACTACGCACTAGCCTGTCATAAGCGGGACGTAAATCATCATCAGCGATCCCAGTAGAGCGCTCCAGGACAGATATGTAATCTTCGACCCGCTGTGTGTCGTGCGCTAGGCCGACGTTTTCCATAGTTAGGGCTAGTTTGCGCATGGCTTCTTCGTCAGCTAATGCCGACTGAACTCCGTCTACGGCCATTTTTGTTGCTAGTCCAGCGATCGCTATACCGGCACCGATAGCGGCTGGGCCTAACATATTTTTCATACTTGCCGCTAGCCCAGTAAGGCCGCCTTGCGCCTGAGACATTCCCTGGTTAAATTTTTTGAGATCCGCCGCTAAGTAAATAGTTAAGGTTTTGCCGCCGCCGATAGCCATTACATAAACTTCCATTTCAAGGCGATACGATCTACGGCGTTAACCCACTCCTGTAACGCTTTCGGCTGATAGTCCCTAGCCTGGCTAATCCAGTCGGTACCCGATCCGAACGCGGCTGGCATACGGTTACGAGCCCCTGTAGCGGCTCGGCCTCGATCGCCCTTGTCAGACGGGTAGCGCAACATAGTAGGAGAAGCCCCGCCGCTAGTTACTTTACGCTTGCCGCCGATCATAACTTTAGGGATACGGTCTGACCCGGCTTTAACGCTATCGGCTATATCTTGACCCCAAGGCCCCGCGTATTGAAGTGCCGCATTTTTCCACGCTGGAACCATATGCTGCTCGGCAATAGTTTTCGAGCTAGCCCGTAATTCTTTAGCAGCTTCTTTACCGAGTTGCCGGAAGTCTCGAAGTAGTTCATTTAGCCCGCTTACGCCAGATTCATAGATCGCCATTAGTGATCTCCTCCTCTATCGTGGCTAATAGTTGCGGGTCGTACTGTAAAACTTCCTTAAATGGTCGGCGTATCCTTAAGGCTATTCGGACGATATGTCGGAAGTATCCGCCGTCCGGGTAGCTTTTGGGACTTCGGCCTCAACAAACACATTATGTTCGTCTACCCATTTCTCGATCGCTCCATAGGTTACTGCTTTGCGGCCTTCAATTTTCGCGTAAGCGAGTATCGACATTAGCGCAAATACGTTATCCGCTTTGCTGTCATTGCTAACGATTTGGGACATATATACGCGGTCGTTTTGGTTAACGTCAAACAGTTTAGGTTCTCCGTTATCGACTACCACGGTAATTCTGTTGTACATGGCTTACCTCTCCCGAGTGTTGTAGGGGTTTACGAGAACGCGACTGTCCCCGTAAATGTGACTGAGCAAGTGGCGATACCGTCAGCCGCTAGCGTCATCTCCGCCGATTCGATCGACATACCGTTACCAGCCCAATGACCAGCAGCGCTACGAACATCAACGGCTACTGTGGTAGCTCCAGCGATTGCGACCTGAAGCGCGTCATAAAGTCCAGTATTTTCGTCATACAAGAACTCTAGGGCGATCGTGCTGTTAAGATCTGTTTGGTCGAACGCAACACTAGATAGCGTCTTAGTCCGAACAATAGTTGGCGTAGTTGTGACTGTGCCCGAAGTTACTTGATCCTCATAACCTACAGAGGCTATATCTACGGTAAATGCTGCTCCTGCAACTGATACTGCTGGCATGGCTAACTCTCCTTCATTTGTATAGAGACATCTATCTCTGTGGTTATAACTGTGCCCTGTGCCCCTATGTCGTTTAGTTGCGGGCTGTTTACTGCCGTAACTAGGAACTCGGTAGGTATCAGGCCTAGCACTGTGTCTACTGCGTTCTCTGTGTCCAGAGTCTCGGCGGCGTTTTGTCGTTTTTTAATGACAATCAGGATACGCCACCGAGCTTCATAGTTTAGGTTAGATCCGATCCGCCCTGGTACTAGCCAGGGCGAGTCGGGTACGACCACGATAGCGGGAGGGGTCGGGATATTCGGTACTGTGTCATATACCCGATAGCCGCTGGAAGTGAATGCGGTTATGAGTAGTTCCCTAGCCTCCGTACTAAGTGCAGTCACCCGACCATACCCCCAACTTTCAAGTATGGGCCTAGTAAAGCCATTACTCGGCGCGTAATCCAAACCGACATACGAGGGCCGGGAGTAAAGTCGATTGCTACGGCTTCGCCCCCAGCCGCCGTACGTGCCTGAAAGATTTCGCTACCTACGGATAGTGCAGCTTCTTTACATAGGGGTGGTTCGGCTGTGACTGCGGCTGTGGTGATTAGGTAACCGATCAAGTCGGAAGCAGCTTCGGCTACTTGATCCAATACGTCATCTATAGGTGCTTCGTATTCGATCTGTAATGCGTCCGCTAATTCCTGGCCTGTAAGCAGTGCCATGACTTGACCGGTTACCTATCTCGTTAGACGTTGGTTACGCGGACAATGCCGGCTGGTAAGAACGGTGCAGTAACTCCATAGCCATAGATGCTTACGTCCCTGCCCAACTTGGCTACGTTTTCAGCCGTTGCTAGGCGTGGGCCGTCTTCAAGCCATCGGGCGGCTTGACCATTGGTAACGATTGCATTGTAGGCGGCGTTAGTGTCGAGCCACTTTGCCCGAATTACTGGCAAGCCTGACACGTTGACTCGGAGTGTGCTAGCTGTTGCCACGCCCGACACGTTTTGGACGGTGTACGGCTCTGGCTGGAATGTTGACCACCCACCGATAGCAACGAATACGGCTGTAGACACGAAGACGGCAGACGCGGGTACTCCGGTAGCGTCCTCGACAGTTACCGAGGCTTCGAACATTGCTTCGCGGAATGCTGCGCCGGTTGTGTCTGCGGCAAAGTCGTAATCTTGAAGTCCGGTACCGTCGGCCCAAAGGTCGGCGGTAAATTGACGGTCTGTGACTGCGGCATATGACGCAAGCATGATCCGGTTATGTGCGTCCAAATAGCTAGGGCTGGAACGCTCTAGCAACTGGTAGGAAATATCGGATCCGGCGGCATAAGTGCCTAGAGTCGCTGTACCTTTTTCAAGGTCAATGCGAACCGAATTTACTTCGCCTTTTTCGTTTGCTTGGGCTTCTACAATCTCATTCAAGTTGCCGTCAAAGTATGGCCAGTTTATGTCCATGCCAGCGGTTCCGGCTCCTTCTGGCCCTCCAACACCTTGAATTACTCGACGTCCTAGGTCAATTATTCCGCGCACTTCTTGTAAAAAATTTGGCGGCATTACACCGGGATTATTTGCGGTGATTTGATCGACTAGGGCGCGTGATTCTACTTCGCCTGCGTATACGGCTTTTGAGTATTCACCGAATGATCGGTAAGCGGCTAACGGGTGTGCTTCTTCTGTTACGAATGATTTAGATTCAATTTCTTTTACGGTTTCGCGCAGTTGCGCGACCGCTTCGCGTGCTTCTTGATCGACCGAGACCTGCTCGGTCGAGTCCATGGTCTCGGACATATTCGGATCTCCTTCTTCTTCTCGAATACTGCTTACTCCAGCGGTGGCGTAAGCAGGGTAGGGGGTTAGTGATACTTCTAAGAGGTTTGCAGCTGTGTGTGTTATTACGTCTCGAGCTTTACTCATGGCTGAGCGGGCGCTAATAAATCCCACCGATAGGCCTTTAATCGAGTCGGTTCGGGCTAGTACTGCGGCGTCCCGGCCTTGCGCTGTGTTCACGATATCAAAGTCGATATATAGGCCGTCTTCGCGTGATTCCGCTCCCGTGATCCGGCCTATGGGTTCGCCGTGACGGTATGCCAATGGTTTACCGATTACGTCTTGTACGTTAAATGCTCCTGGAGCGAATGATTCCCGAACTCCGCCTATTTGGGTTTCGGTTCCGTAGGGTACTGCCATGCCGTGGCCTGTGCCTACGATATCGCCGTTAGCTGAGTCTTCCCGGATTTCGAATAGTACGGTAGATTCTGTGTGAATATTTTTCATCTCATATTCTCCAATAGTAGGGAGTTAACTCCAAGGCCGGGTAGATCGAGTATTTGGCGTGCTTCGTCTGCCGTGATTAGATCGAGTGGGCGTAGTTTTGCTACAAGTTCGGCTAGTTCGGCAGGGTTGCCTCGTAAGAAAGAAGTAGTATCGAACTTTATTTCGTGGCCTCTGGGGGTTATATCTCCCATACTTAGCCGCTGCTCGATTAGCGACATAACGGGCCGTAGGGCTGTGTCGAGCAAGTTCCGATATAGATCTACCCGGTTAGCGTAAGTCAGACTCGATCCGGGTACACCTGCCCCACACCACACCGGGTCAAGGTTTGCCAGGCGTGCGATCGCTAGGGCGGCCGCCGATTTACCTTCTACGAGTTGGACATCACGGGCACTAAATCCCATAGTTTGGGCTTCGATCGAATTGTTAAGGTACGCGGTCGAACGGTTGGTTCTGGCTTCTTCCCAAGCTTCTAGAAGTG